ATAAAACTTTTCGTATTCACAAGCCTCACGGATACAAGCAAAAAAGTGCTGATAGGAACTTTCGCATCTTGGCGGATACCCTTGAACCCGCACCCAACTCGCTTTACTACACGGCTCAAGAAGCCTACCTATCCAATCAAGTCGAACGTTGCATTGATTATAGCAAGAGGGCTTTAATGTTCCCAGAGTTAGACGATACGCTCCGATACGATGTGCTTTGCAATTTGGGACGATGCACCGGGAAAGACGAAAGGCTAAAGTGGTTAGGCCAAGCAATCACGCTTCAACCAGACCGCCGAGAAGCCCATTACTATACTGCGATGGAATACGCAAGCCGAGGGCAATGGAACAAGGCTTATGCATCTAGTCGAAGTGCTATGACGCTTCAAAGGCCAAAGACCCACTATTGGAATCAAGTCGAGGATGTCTATGATTGGAAAGCCCTAGACCTTTACCAGATCGCTTGCGTGTGCGTGGGCAATAATGAGGAGTCCGAAAAGATGTTGAAGATGTGGCCGACTCCTAAAATCACGCTCGTTCACGCAACCAGAGGCAGACCGCAACTGGCTTGGCAAAGAAGGTATCAATGGCTATCGCTTGCCCAAAAGCCCCTAGAGATTCAATGGATTTTTGCAGTAGATCACGACGAGAAGGTGGACTATACCCCGCATCAAGCCATTCGATGCAACCCCGGAGGAATCATAAATGCTTGGAACGAGGGGGCAAAACACGCAAAAGGTGATGTGATTATTCAAATGAGCGATGATTGGTCTCCATGCAAGCATTGGGATGCCCTAATTTTGAACGCTATTGGGGATACAAAGGCCGAGAAAGTGCTGGCAGTATCAGATGGGCTTCGCCAAGACAAACTGCTTTGTATGGCCATTTTAACGCAAAATAGGCTAAACAAGCAGGGATATATGTTCCATCCAGACTATCAAGAGTCAGACGGCATCTATTCAGACAATGAGCATACGGAGAGAGCCTATGCCGATGGGGTGGTTATTGAGGCAAAGCACATTCAGTTTAAGCATGAAAACCCAATGTTCACTAAAGGCAACCCAGACGAACAACTTAAAAATCATAACAAGCCAGAGTTTTACGAAAAGGGCAAGGCCATATATGAAAAACGCAAAGCAAATAATTGGGCGTAAAAAAGACCTTGGAAGTCTTGTCTTTGGCAAGGCCAGAAAAGCCCCCAAAATGGTTGAAGTAGATGTTAGCTACGATGAGAAATGTGAAAATGCTTTATTTAAGGCTGGTATGATGGCGTTAAAATATGATAAAGAAGCCGTGATCGCCTATGTCATTCGCAAGGCTTTAGAGGAAAAGATTAAATGCAAGAAGTAACCATTCAAGATTCGTTCGGGCAAGCATTGGCAAAACATACCAAGGGGCTTCGTATTGGGTTAGAGATCGGTGGAGGAACCGGGGACGGCTCCACGCAATGCATCCACACCGATAAACTATTTTCTATTGAGAATCACCCAGACCGCATTGGCCGCCATCGCATGAACCTAGACGCAAAGGGTGGAGTTTCGGTGCAAGGCACGGCAGTTATTTCTGGATTGTGGATGAACAAGGCAGATGTAAAGGAGTTTTACCGCATCACAAAAACCAATCTTAATCAATACCCGCTAGAGCAAATCTTTAGCTGGCACGATGAGTGCATACAAAATGCCAAGGACTACCAGACAAACGCAATTGAAGACATTCACTTTGATCACAATGCGGATTTTAACTTTGTGCTGATTGATGGATCGCCATTCTCCGGGGAAGCAGAACTTCGATGCGTAAGGCCGTTCTTGGCGGATAAAGCAATCATAGCCTTGGATGATACAAACGACATCAAGAACTGGACGAATTACCACAAGCTAAAAGGATTCGCTAAATTGCTTTGGGAGGATTGGTCAGTGCGGAATGGGGCGGCCATCTTCCAGCTATGACCAAGGGCGTGATTACATCCGAGGCTCCACAGATTCATTGGGAGCATCTTAATGTTGCTGGTGGTCGTGTGCTGGACTTGGGGTGTGCGTTCTGGACTGAAGGCGAAAGACAAGAGGGCAATGGAACTGCAAAGTATTTCCTATCTAAAAAGCCAGAGTTTTATATGGGCGTGGATACAAATCAAGGGGACATAACCACTCTTTCCGCACAATATCCAAGCGGAGTCTTTAAGTGTGAAATGGTAGATTCATGCGATCAGATTTCAGAATGGATTAAATCCAATTCAATTACACATATTAAATGCGACATCGAGGGACACGAAACAAACTTCCTAAAGATGGATAATGTTGGAACACTTAAAGAAATTGCAATAGAACTTCACGCATCGGACTTGTGGTTAAAAGAGTTTATGGTTTGGTTTGATTCGATTGGTTTTGAATGTTATCGTTACGATTCAGTTTCTTTCTGTTCCGAGATTAGCGTTATCTATGGGCGATTAAAGTGCTAACAATTTTTACCATCGTTCTCAATGGGATGCCCTACATAAATAGGCATCTTGATGAGTTCAAGAAGCTCAAGATTCCTTGGCAGTGGAGGATTGTAGAGGGAGTTTCAGAACCACTAGGATGCACCCGATGGTGCAAGCAAGTTCCAGACAAATACCATAAGAACTTTGTAAGCGTGGACGGAACGCACGAATATCTAAACAGCATTAACGAACCAAACGTTTCGGTTTATTGGCAAGCGAAGTCTTTCCCCGGAAAGCTGGCAATGATTAAAGAGGCTTTGCATGGAGTGGAAAAAGGAGTGGTTATGGAAGTGGATACCGATGAAATGTGGAGAGCCGACCAGCTAGATGCAATCTATGGGCATCTAAAAGGATGCGAGGAAGGTCGAGCGATGCAGTTCCATTGCAATTACTATGTCGGGCAAAACAAGAAAGTTGTGACCAAGCAGGGTTTTGGGTCGAACTGGTATGAATGGTTTCGAGCGTGGAAGTGGGGGAAGGGCATTGAGTTTGTAAGCCACGAACCGCCCAAGCTAAATGTGAATGGCCTTATGATTCCAAGAGGAATGACCGAGGCGTGGGGCTTAACCTTCGAGCATTTTGCCTATGCGACTAAAGAGCAAGTGCAGTTCAAAGAGGACTTCTATGGCTACAAAGGATTGGTCGAAGGATGGGAAAAGCTACAAGAAATCAAAGGCCCGGTTAGGCTTGCAGACTATATGTCATTTGTAGCAGACAAGAGCGTTGCCGATGACTGCTAAAACCATCATTTATCGGGAGCGTCTTGGAGATGTGCTTCGATGCCTACCAGCCGCCAAATTTCTAGCCGATAAAGGCCACGAAGTTTTTATTGATTGCTACGAGCAATATGCGGGGGTTTTCGATATGGTTTCATATTGCCAACGAGGGAACAAAGGCGATCAGATAGACTTGCAGATTTGGCCTACTCGCTACGATGCTTTTATAAAAAGCCGTAAGCCTTGGCACGATTTTGTTTATGACCATCCAGAAATCAAGGATGCAGAAAAGACAAACATTGTTCTGGATAAGCTAGACGAAAAGCCAGCCAAGGGGCTCCCAGAAACCTATAACCTAGTTGCACCATTTGGGATTAGTCAAAGCGACTATCGAAACCCCCTTTTAATCATTAAGGATGCACGACAACAATTAGGAAAAGACAACTTCTATGTGCTAACCCCGCCAGACATTAAGATTCAAGGGCTAGACACCTACACGGCTCCAAGCGTTGCGGAGATGGCAAAGGCTATTCGTGGAGCAGAGAACTTTTGGGGAATCAATAGTTCTCCGATGATCTTGGCTTCGGCTGTTAGGCGGGGCAAAGAAACGATGCTTTTTCCAGAGAGAAACGATTTTGCCATTCAGAATGTTTGGGACTTTGACGGCCTAATAAAAGCTGATTGACACACCTAAAAGGTTATGTCTGGCACGATTGACACAACCTACTTCTCCACCGATTTAACCTATATGATCGGAGACCTATGGGCGAGCGTAACCGGGTTGGGTTCCTCGGCGGTTTCGGCAAGTGTTACAGACCTTGGGACTGCACAAGAATTGGATATTGGTGGAGATGTCATTAGGATTACACAAAGTTTGGTGGTTAAGGCATCGGCAATATCAGCACCAGCAATCGGACAGCTTTGCTCTGTTTCTGGAGTCGAAAGAATGATTGCTGGATTTACCAAGGCCGCCGATGATGTTTCCTATACCATCGAACTAGCCGACATTACGACCTAATGGCCTCTATTGAGCGAGAGGTTGAGAACGCCCTACTCAACGCAATCTCGGCGGTTACTGGCGTTAATTTCTACACAAGTGAACGAGGAACGGCCAGAACGCTTCCGAATATCGTTGCCAAGGCATCCATAGGGTCGGAGCAACTAGGACCATTTACCGGGGTATTTAGCACACCAGCAAGCCTTACTTTTACCGCAAGAGCCGACACAAACTCTAGGGCAGACTTCGATGCCAAGTTTCAAAGCATCGTAGCCCAGCTCTATAGAAGCCCAAACCTTGCCAGCTATATGACCAGCAACTCGAATATCACTTGTTATGTCGCAAATGTTACTGGAGAAAGCCCTAGTGTTGTTGCGGCCAATAGAACTTGGAGCAACGAAATAACCATAGACATAACATCAACGGCTAAAAAATGAGTCAATCCACCCAGATTCTTGTAGAGGATGCGGTTTCCAGCCTTTTAAGTGGCGTTTCCGGTCTTAATCGCTATACCACCAACCGCACCGGGGCTAGGTTGTTTCCGTTCGTTACAATATCGGCAACCATAAACACCCAGCTTCTTGTGCCTTATAGTGGGGTTTATGATTTGAATGTGGCCGTGAACTATTCTGATACATCGGCCAAAGCAACCCAAGCAGAGTTTGATTCGGAATATTGCTCTATTTTTGAGGCTTTTTACTCTGAATCACCAACCTTAACGGACAAGTTACAGAATGTGGCAGTAGGAACAAAAATCTATATGGCTCGGATTACCAGCCAAAGCCCAACCATTAGGGCTAATAAAAGGGCTTGGCAAAGAGGCTTAACACTAAATGTTTATGCAACGCCTCAATGAGAACTTTATTACTTATCGCTATGGCTTTTGTCGTTTGCTCTTGCTCCCCGGTGCAAGTGCAGGGCGATAACTATCCAACCAAATACCCCAACACTCCCACGATGGGCGATGCAGATAGGGCTGGAACGCTATGAGTAGCGAGGTTGATTGGTCTAAAATCTCCGATGAGGAGAAGATTCGTGCATTATCTTATTTGTTCGATGAAAATTTTATTGAAGCGTATCAAGATGAAGATGGCGAATGGTTCATTCGGGTTACCGAAGCAGGGTCGAAGCTATGAGCGAGAACGAGTCTAGCGAAATTAAAGAGCTGGCAATCGCACTTGCCAGAATGGAAGAACGCCAAAAAAGTATTAGTGCCATGCTTGAGACCAGCCTTTCACGCTATGCAGACCTTGTGAATCGGGTTAATGCCCTAGAGGTCTTGAAGCATAGGATGCTGGGAATGGTTGCCGTTGCCGGATTTCTATTCACGATTGGGTGGGAGATCGTAAAAACAAAATTTTTATCTAAACCATAACTTGACATAAAGGAGAACTTTATCTATGCCTGCCGTCACAATAGGAACTTCGGGGCTTGTCTGGGGCTGTACCGCAGAGGCCATTGGCCTTGTGCAGTCTTTTAGCGAAGCTCGTAACATTTCTAAATCAGAAATTACTAACAATGTTGGGGAAATTGTTGGTATCTCTTACTATAACCCCACTACCGCTTACTCGCTATCCGTTGCCGTAACTGGAGCAATTTCCGTTACTGCTGGAGGTGCTTTGGCGGCACTCGCAAATGCGGCTACGGTAGGAACGACTCGGATTGATTCCTTGACGATCAACAAATCGCCCGATGCGTTTGTTACCCTCGATATATCGGCTACTGGCTATCCGAATGTAAGTTAATAGAGGTTCCAATCCTCTTTATTGAAATCCTAAAATTATGATGGAAGCCTTTTGGGGAACAACAAATATCAAGGTGGCATCTGCCGTTGCCACTTATGGTGGTAAGTTACGCTCTATTGACGGGGTAACAACGCAAGTCTACGAAGATGGCAGGAGGCAGACAACTTTTTGGTTTCAAGCCGATGGAGCCGGAACAATGGCTAGGGATGAAATGCAATGTCCTTGGGCTGAAATGAAAAGCGATATAGAGTCTCCAATTCGATATATTCGTGCCGCCCTTGAGAACCGAGAAACACTTCTTGGCTTGGTCAAGAACAAGGTTGAACCTATCCGCATCATCCAACGAGGCAATCAAACCCTTCTTATCCCAGAAAACGCAAAGCCAGAACTCAAGAAAGCAATCCTAAAACACCTATGAGCATATCCCTAGAAGAAGAACTAAATTCATCGTTTGTAGCCCCAGAGCGTGAGTTTATGGGAGAGAGACTGGCCCCATATACCGAGGGTTCTAGGTTGCTTTTATTGCAAGTTAGGGACGATAACGACTCGTCCATTTACTTTATTTGGGCTTTTATTTACATGCATATTCAGATTGCAAAAAACCGAAGGGATGCAATCAAATTAGCTTGGGATAAAGATTTATTTAGAGAGAAAATCATTGAATATATTGAAGGAAAAAACGAATCTGATAGAGATTCCGCAACAAAAATTGTTTCTTCAATGGTCGATGAGGCACAAAAGGGAAGGGTTGAAGTAATTCAGACTCACGGATTACCCGACTCGGGAAACGCATAGCGCCAGCCGGAACGGCAAATTTTGTCTTCTTGCTGGCCGAAAAGACCGGGTGGAGTGTTGAGTATATTTTATGGGAAATGCCTTTATCTTTATTGTGCCAAGCCAGCCATTCTTTCCTATGGTCTGCTGGAGTAAGGTGCAGAAGGATATTGAGAGAGATAGGAAAAGACAGAAGCGATCTTGAAAGAATGTTGGGTTTAACATAATCAAGATTATATGCTTACGATTAGCCTATTAAACCAAGCAAAGTTTGTTCACAAATTGCAACAATATCAGCAAGTTTCACGCAAGAATATGGCTGATGTTATCAATAGCAAACTTGGAGATGTTGCGGTTACGGCTATTGGTACTACCTACCGAACAAACACGGCTCAAATTGCTTCCGAGCTTCAAAGGATTCAGACTACAACCAAAATGAAAAAGGTTTTTAAGCCAATAGGTTTGGATGCAAAGGGAAGATTAAGAAAAAGGAAAATAGGTCAGCACTTGGTTAAAGAATCTAAATCAGTTGCATACGAAGGAACATATAGGTTGGTTAATTGGTTATTGAAAAATAGGGGGCTTCCCACGCTTGGTAAAACCAAACTTGGCCTTGGTGGTCTTGGAATGGGAACCAAACCCGGAACGATTGGTGCCTTGGCTCGTAGGCTTGTAGCTGGAAGAAAGCGTTCAGTTAATTACATAAGAAACGGATGGGCGGCGGCGGCGGCTATATTTGGCAAAAGGGCAAGCCTTTCAAGGGGTGATTATAGTAAAGCCGCAATTATGCGTCTTGGAGGAGGTAGCAAGGCAGATTCAAATAAAGCCAGAATGGAGGGCATTATATTTAATCGTGCTGGCGATAAAGACACTAGATATTATCCAGTAAGAAAAAGATCAGTTTCTGGTGCCGTAAAGGTTGGCTTGCCGGGTCTTTTAGAGGCAATAGACAAAGTTATGAAAGATATGGCAGTTTATCTTGCTAAAAAAGATAAAGAGTCGAGTGACAAGTTAAGACTATAATATGGCTGACGCAACCCAAGAACTAATGCTCCGAGTCCGTGGGGACAATAGTGGAGTCGATAAAGCCGTTGATGGCACAACTAAAGCAATAGGACGATTAAAACTTAGCGGTGAAAAGGCCAGAGCCGCTTTTGGTCAATTTACAAGTGGCTTGAAAGATGCAACCAGCGCAAGTGATATTGCTGGTTCTGCGGCGAATGCATTAGGCAACACTTTTATAAAAAGCCTAAAAGGGGCGGCAATTGTTGGTGCCGCAAAAGTTTTATCTTCAGAAATAGAACAGGTTGCCACATCGTTAAAAGAAGCGGCAACTGCCGCTCAAAAAGCATTTGATGATATAGAAAAAGCTGGACAGGCGATGGATTTGAATGAAGCGCAATCGCAAATTTCTGCCATAAACACTCAGCTTGCAATTACAAAAAACAAGGTTGATGAAATTGAAAGGCATCCGTTTAAAAACTTTATATCGAATGTTTCTGGCGCTACGGATTCCTTAAAAGAACTTGTAAAAACCGAGGAACGCTTGCGTGATATGAAGTTTGCCGAAGGAATGGTAACGCAAAACGCAACCGAGGAAAGATTGGCTGGATTAAATGACGAAGAAAAAGCGTTAGCGGCGATTGACCAAGAATACGAAAAACGAAACAAACTCGCAGAACAAATTACAGACCCGCAAGCATATCAAGAATTTCAAAACGCAAGCGCAGAAAAACACGCAAGGGACAGAAACGCACTTCTTGATAAACAAGCCAAAACTAGAGCAGACAAGGAACAACAATATCAAGAGGAAGTTTTTAGGGCTGAAATGGCCGCTTCTAAATTTGAAAGAGAAACAAAAGAAAAGGCTGACAAAGAGTTGGCAGACCAGAGAAAAGCAGACGCCGATTCGGCCCACAAAGAAGCTCTTTACAACATAGAGGAAGAGGCAAAATTACAAGAGAAATTAGATAAAAATAAATTCGATAGAGAAATACGTGATGCTCGCCAAGTTGTAGAAGCGCAAAAGCAAGCCAAAATAAATTTAGATAGAGGAGCGCAAGCTCAAAAGCAATTTGGTGGTGGATTGCTTGGTGCATCGGCATCTGGAAGAGTTGCATTGGAGTCGGCTCAAAAACAAAGAGAAAGACAAGTAAAACAAGAAAACTTTAAGACTCAAGAGGCATACTTTGAAGAGAAGGCAAAAGTAGAAAACGAAAAAAGAATTAGAATGGGATTGTCTGGCGGGGTTACTGCGGGAGATATAAAAAGACAAGAAGCAGAAAGAGTTGCGGCGGCAAATGCTCCAACTATTGCAGAACAAGCGCAAGCTCAAGCTCAAGGCATTAGCCCAGAACAAGTGGCGATTGGGAATGTTCTCCAGAAGCAAGCAGTTAGTCTTGGGTATCAAGCACCCCCGCAGGAAGAAACCAGAGACGCTTGGAAGGGTGAATTAACCAAAACAATGAAAACCATGCTAGACACCCTAAATTCTCTCATGTCTGCCCCATTGGTTACATCTGGGGCCGGGGGCACATAATGAGTGCAATTATAGTTGGTTCCCCAATATCGGGTTCTAAAGTCTTGCAAAAACAAGACTTTCGCAGGGATGTCAATGGAATGGAATCCATTACAGAAAATTATATAATTCGCACCGAAGATCGAGAAACTATTTCACCAGTTAAAGACACAACTCACGCTTCTTTTTCCTCAGCAACTAAAAAGTATTCAAGAATGGCAGTTGAAACTATCAGCTATGGGGAACAAGACGGAGGGCTTACAGCAATGTCTGTTTCATATGTTGGCCTTACAAGTTCAACCGGATTGCCACAACCCTATGTGCGAATGATTCCAACTTTTGGAACTGGAGTTTATGGTTCTCCATTAACCATTGAAGCGGAGTTCATTACAGACATTACCGAAGCTCAATTATCCTCCGGCCAGCTCGTTAAAGACATACCAGCTTCCGTAAGATATATTTATGGAGCCGCCTTGGTTCAAATGCCTTATGAGTTAAATGGTTTTACAATGCCAGCAAATCCAAGACCACCGGGAATTATTCAGAAAACTAGTTTAGGTGGAGAAATTGTTTATCTTGGGTATTGCGTGGATAGTGTTGCATCGGAAAGAAGGGGGCAATTTTTAACGGCACGAGTCACATTCAAAGAAAAACAATATGGAACTGGCGCATTTGTATATGCTAATAGGCTATGAGGGAAAACAATCTTACAGAACTTAAAGGCAGTTCTAGGCTTGCCTTGGGATTCTTTAATAGCCTCATACGCAGAATTGAATGCACAAAGCCTATTGCCGGGGACGGAATAGCAGTTCAACCAATAGACAATGGATTTCTTGTAAGTGTTTCTGGGGGCATTGGTAGCTTTGGTTCGGGCGGGGTGAGAACCATAGACCTAAATGTGTGTTCCAATGGCACACCAGATGTAATTCAAGTCTATGGCCCAGCAGTTTAGTATTGACATAGGAGACACTTAAAATGGCTCAAAACATCGACTTTTTTATTGATGTTACCAATGGCAACTTGGTGGCGGCTGGATCGGTAAAGAATGGTATTCTTCCCACCTTCACCCGCAACGATACCTATAACTTCCGAGTGCGCCTACAAGAGCGAGACACAAATAACTTTCTCCGTGATTTAGACACTACCGGGGCATCCTTAAAGCTCGGTATTGGTGGCATTGATGACGGCCCAAGCGATGGAGCATTTAAGCTCACAATCAATTCTACAACTTCTAATGCAATTACTTGGAATTCGGACGAGGCTACTGTTGCTTCAAGAATTTATACCGCAGTTTCCAACAATGTTGCAACTTGCGTAACTTATGGCCTAGAGCCAGATGCCTATTTGCTTACCGCAACCCAGCCCAATACAGCAATGTCGTTTGGTGGTTCTAGCTTTACCCTTTTCCCAACTAGCTCGGTTATTATCAGCACTCGGCGTTTTCCCGCATCTAGCGTTCAAGCCCAGCAAATCATTAAGCTCCGCAGAAACCCAGCCGTCTATTCTGACACATTCACGGCATCATCGGTTTCTGGTGTGGTTGCTCTTACCAAAACTCAAGTAGGCTCCACAACCCGCAACGAAATCTATAACCTTGCTATCGGCCCAGATGCCGAGGGAGGTTCCGTTGTTCTTGCATTTGGAACCAACACGACAACTGCTATCGCTATTGGTTCGAGTGCCGCCAGCTTTGCTGAAGCACTTACGGCTGTTACTGGCATTGGTGCAAACAATGTTTCCGTGGATTCTGGAAACAACTCTGGAGATTATTCAATTTCTTTTGTTCGTTCATTGGGATTACAAGCCGTCACTACCGCACTCACTCTGGATGCTTCCGGGGTTGTCTACGGAAATTATCTTGGCACTAGCGTCACGATGGCAACGGCAGAGCTAGACGAACTTTTTGCCGAAGCTGGAACCGACACCATCACACCCACAATCGAGATCGAGCTTACCCAGAACGGAACTCCCAAGACAATTTACCAAGGCTCTATTAGCGTCCGCCGTGACCTCATCACAACCGGGGCAGTAGTCCCAGCCGACCAAGCCAGCTACTACACCAAGGCCGAATCCAATGCCCTCTTTGTTGAGGACTCAACCTCAAATGTCGATGCAACGAACCGCAAGCTATACAATAGTTATGGAACGGCTTTCCTAGATTGGCAGAACAATAGCATTGGAACTGGCTCCACAATCCTAGACCTTTCTGGAACTGCAATTACAATTTCTGATGGATATAATTTGGGAGTAGGCACAACAACTGGAACAAAGATTGGGGTTAGCACGGCTTCAAAGATTGCCTTCTATGGCTCCACCCCAATCACACAACCAGCAAACCCAAATGTCGTAACAAATCTGGTAAATCTTGGGTTATTACAAAGTGGCTCAACTACCTATGGAGTGTTTCCACTTTCGTCTAGAACACTCACCACAACCGCATCTTTGAATTTTGGATCGGTTGGTTCAAATTCATCAACATCCATAACCGTTGCCGTAACTGGTGCGGCCATAAATGATATTGTTTTACTTGGATTACCATCTGCCATTTCAGAAGGTCTTACATTTTTTGGTCACGTTGTTGGTAGCGATCAAGTTCACGTTGATTGTGTAAATGCAACAGGTTCAAGCAAGACGCAATCCGCACAAACTTTCCGAATCTCCGTCATCGGCTATTAAGCCGAGAGCCGAAAGGCTGAAATCCTATGGGTAAAATCTTAACTGCCCAACCATTTCCATTTAACCATTATGATGCGGAGTCTGGTGGTTACCTTCCGTGCGGAGAGGCCGGAGATTACAACATAAGGGGAACTCAATCAGAAATGATGAGGGCTTATTGGAGGGTAAAAAAATACAGAGTCAATTTTTCCTTTACAACATCTGCCCCATATCCAATAACCACAGAAAGTTGTGCGCTTGATTTGGTTTCATCCAAATCAAATGACAGCCTCATACCAACAATTGATGAATCTGAATTGGTTTGTGGGGCTTATTTGTATCAAAACATAATTTCTAAAACAGATAGAATTACAGATGTTGATGCTTTTTTTAGCTTTGGAAAAGCAGACTATTATTTTAATTCAGACAAAGATCAAGCATTGGTGCATTTATATTTTAAGAACTTTTTATTTGATAATAACAATGATGATTATCCAGATTGGAATACATCAACAGGCGGAACTCTCGGCCCAGTTATTTTTGATGGATTTCAAGTATATCTTGGTGATGACCCAATTTATTACAATGCAGTTGATATTGGAATTAGTGCCTTTTCAGCATCAATAGTGGCTAATGAGTTTTGGTCTTATGGTGGACTATACAACACATCTACTGGTGAACCCTTGACATAAGGGCAGGGCTATGAACTTTTTCACAGAAAATTTTGCAAATATTATGGCCGTTGTGGGTGCAGTCGTTGTCCTCGCTCGTATCATCGTGAAGTTGACCCCGACCCCTGCTGATGACTCGGTTCTTGAAAAAGTGGTTTCGGTTCTTAAAACCCTCGGACTTCACATCGACTAAATGATTACTTCAATCCTCGCCGTGATAGCGGGATTGGTTGGTATTGGCGGGTGGTGGATTAAAAACAGAGCCAAGACCCGAAGGGAAAGAGACGATGAACAAATCGCTTATAGGCGTTCTCTCCGTGATGCGGAGGTGGATGCTTGGATTCATCGTAGGTAGTTGCCTAACTGGGTGTGCCACAACCCAGCCTTACGACATTGGCCAAGCACCGAACCAAGACTCGATCTCGGACTTTATCCAAAGGTGGGACAAGCTCGACAGAACCCACGCCACAAAAGACGAATACCGGGAACTCTATGCCCAGACGCTCAAGGCGTTATCTCGATCAATGGAAGAAACAGAACGATGCAGGACAAGGTTTGAGGAACAATGACTCTTAAAGAGGCGGCGGAGCGTTCTAGGGGGCATATAGAGCGATTAGAGCCTAGTTTTGGGGCTAGGGTGGCAAAGTGGTATTCGGAACTGCTAGACAAGAAAATCCCTGCTTTAATCTATTGTTCAATCCGCACCCCAGAAGAACAAGAAGAACTTTACGCTCAAGGTAGAACAAAAAGCGGAACCAAGGTTACAAATGCTAGGGGCATCCCCGCCCAATCCCTGCATATCGGAGGCCACGCAATCGACTTTGTACCCTTGGCTCGGACTCCTACCGGGGATTACATCGCTTCTTGGGATGACCATAGCACATACGCTATTTGCCAAAAAATTGCAGAAAAACACGGCTTGCGTCATCTGGATTGGGAGGAACCTCATTTAGAGGATTCGACCATTTCTGGGTGGAGAGAATTGGTTTCTCCACAAAAGCAAGAAGTGAAAACAAAAAAGATTTCACTCGTAAATAAAAAGCCTTGGTCTAGCAGATAAGGGATGACATCTGCAAATGTTGTGCCAGTCAAAAAGTTTTTCAATAAGAAGCACGAACATCACTTAACCCAAATCCAAGCCGCAACTTGCGAGGCTTTGGAACGGAAATACACGGCTGGTGTCGAGGCTTACAAAACGAATTTGTGGGAGATGCCAGCAATGCGAATGGTGGAGGAGGGCATCAATGAGGCAGTAGATCAGATAACTTATTTGATGAGCCTTCGCCAATCTATGAAAGTTATATGTGCTTTAGCTCACGAAGGAATGACCGATTTAGAACTGACAAATCCCAAGGCTAGGGAATGTTGCCAACTTATTTATACTTCATTAACTGGCGATAGAAATAAGCCTAGTGAAAACGATTAAATTTGTAGCGTGTGGAGACATCCACGGAAACGAGCAATGCCCTAAAAGCGTTAAAGCTCTATTGGCATTTTGCAAAGATTTCAAACCAGACCTAGTGGTTTGCATCGGGGACTTGTGGGACTTCAAGGCCATCCGCAAAGGAGCCGGGGACGAAGACCAAGCATCTAGTTTGCAAGAAGATTGGGATTGTGGGGAGGAGTTTATCAGAGAGTTCTTTGCATTTGGCGAAGAACGAATTTTTCTCCGAGGCAATCACGATGAACGCCTATGGGATTTAGCCAAGAATACATCTAGCGGAATTTGCAGGGATTACGCCAACTCTGGCATTGAGAATGTCGAGACCATAATGAAGGAAACGAGGGCAAAGATGTTTCCCTACGATTCTATTCATGGCCTCTATACTTGCGGGAGTCTTTCGTTTGTTCACGGATACGGACACGCCATGCATGGTGCCAAGCAACACTCGGATGCCTATGGGAATGTTTTGTTCGGCCATACTCACGCGATTGATTATTTCCGTAGCGTTTCGCACGACTTGCGAGAAGCGTGGAATATCGGATGTCTTTCCGAACTTGGGCCTACCTATAATCGTAGCCAAATGCGGCGGCTTCGTTGGCAGAACGGATGGGCTTTTGGAATGATTCACTTGGCAGAGAAAAGCCACGATGTTTTCCAAGCCAAAAGGAGGAACGGAAAGTTTACTCTGCCTACTGCAATTAAATCCTTTTAGCTTATGAGAGACAGGAAATGGAATAAACCAATCAGAGGAGAATGGGCATCTGCATTAGAAAGTTACATTTCAATGCAAGCCGAGGTTGTTCCTCCCGGTTGGAAAAGAGTTACAGAAACCCTGCAAGCGATGGGATTGAAATCCATTGGTAGCGGTTCACGCTCGAAGATGCTTACAGAGATGGTGGAGAATAAAATTTTAGAAAGAAAACAATTCAGAGTGCCAGATTTAAGTGGTCGAAGATTGATGCCCATTGACCACTATCGCCTAGTTTCCAAGGGCAAATAGCCTAATATCAAGCACTTGCATAAGCCCATATTAGGGCATCTAATAGCAGTATTAGCATATTTGATATGTTTAACAAGAGCTTTACAAAAGCTCAATAATGAATAGAGTGTGGGTATGCAAACAAACCACACCAACACCGAAACCTCCCCGGTTCAAGAGGGAGAAAGCATTTTTAAAATTGAGGTGTATGAAAAAACTTATTACACCTTGGAGGTTTCCGCTTCTTCAATTCAAGCCGCCAAAAAACTTGTTCGAGGAATTAGCGAGGGCAGGGCATCTATTTCCGATTTTCAGCCCAACTCTAATGGTGGTTCAATACCTTCTTGTTTTGGAAATGTCGTGATTCAGTCTATCGAGAAAATTAGCTAACCGCTAACCAAAGAAAGGAACCATCAAATGAAAAACGAACAACTTATAACTGGAATCTGCATCGGCTTTATCGCTGGGTGCATCTTGGCGATGGTCTGCATCAATGTTATGGCCTCACTAAATTAAGCTAGACAAGCCCACGCCAGACCTCACCCTAATCACAATGACATCCTACCCCGCACGCCCGATGCCTTGCGATGCCCCAGCTTGGGATGATTGCTATTCGGGTTTCTACATCGAACCGAAGTTTAATGGCTGGCGGATTCTGGTAGATCAAGAGTTCGGCCAAGTCTGGAACCGCAAGGGGCAACGCTCAACGCTCGAAGCCCCGGTGCTGGAGCGCATCAAGAACGCCAACATTAACTCTCGCTGGATTGATGGAGAGTGGCTAGGCCAACGCACCAAGTCTGGTGCTGGTAGCTTCATTGTGATTGATGCTTGTGAGCCGTTGCCTTATGCGGAACGCCGCAAGCTATTCGAGCATCTGGATGTAGCTACATTTGCTCCACGCTCCAACGCTTTGATGCGGATGCCCAACCTCACCCACTCCAAACTTCGTGCTTGTTGGGACGAGATGGAGTTTCAAAACAACAAGGCTGGCGAGACAATCTTCGAGGGCTTTGTTATGAAGAAGGACAGCAAGTATCCTTGGGTCAAGAACCCTTCTTACTTTTCCCCGGAGTGGCAGAAGATGAGGATTCGCTCGTGACATTCTTTCTTGTCTGCTTTCTTGTGCTTCTTGTTTGCCGCACGGCATACGCTTTTGCCAAGCACCTAGATCGCCAAGAGCTAGAGCGGAAGAAGTTTTACTTGGCATTGGCCGAGGACTTGCAACGGCTGGACAATATGATTGCACAAGGCAACAAGCCACAACCCAAAGAGCCACGCATCACAACATTTAATAAACGCTGGGCGGGTCGCAACTGATGAAACCCTCCACCAAATTTGAATTGCTTTGGCGAAGCATTGGTGGAGGACAACTCGAAAAAGAACATCGCTTCCACCCGGTTCGCAAATGGCGGTTCGATTACTTTCATAAGTCTGGGGTAGCAGTCGAACTAGAAGGCGGTATTTATACTGGTGGCCGTCACACCAGAGGAGCCGGGTTCTTAAAGGATATGGAGAAATATAATGAGGCCGCAAGCCGAGGCATCCTAGTGTTTCGTGTGCCGTCCCATAAGATCACGGCTGAATGGCTCCGACCAATTCACGCAACCATAAGCAAAGGCGGGTCGATGGCATACAATGTTTTACTCAATCAAATCAAGAAAGGAAAACAATGAGCGCATATTATGATGATAAACACAATGCCATCCAAGCAGACTCTTGGAAGAAGGCCGAGTCTGACGAAAGGATTATGCAATCCAAGGCAGACGATTGGTGGGTAAAGAAAAACTTTGGAGAGAAGATTAAGATGACCGGGAATCTTATTTTTGCCAGAACGCCAGAAGATTTCCACAAGGAGATCGCTAGGCAAAACAAAAGAATAGCCGAGGGGCTACAATAAAGGAGAACCAATGAGTGATAATCAGTTAGTAATTCAGAACGGCAACGGAGTCTCAACCCACATTCGCCAAGCGACTGATGTGGCTGGGGCTTGTCGTGCCATAGTAAAAGAAACTTGCCAACGCATAGGCCAAAAGGATTATGTGCGGGTAGAGGGCTGGCAAGCTATTGCAGTAGCTCACGGATGCGTAGCAAGTGCCAGAGATGTTGAGCGTCTTGAAGATGGCTATCGTTGTATCGGCGAGGTAAAGCGAATGGACAACGGCCAAGTTATTTCTCAAGCCGAGGGGTTCTTGGGTGATGATGAGGCTATGTGGGCAAGCCGCCCAACCTATGCCAAGCGAGCGATGGTTCAGACCAGAGCAATCAGCAGGGCTTGTCGTTCAGCATTCGCACATATCGTTGTGCTAATAGATTCTAAATTAAGCACGACCCCGGCAGAGGAGATTCCTATCGGCGGGTTCGAGGACTTAAACACCGACAAATACGAAGCACCAATCAAAGCCCCAGAGAAGTTTGCCGAAAAGATTGTGGCTCAAGTAACCAATGAAAAGCTAGGTGGCGCAAGGGATATGGTGATTAACTTTGGAAAGCACAAAGGCTCTACCCTGCGGGAGATCGCCGCCTTCCCAAGTGGCAAGGGCTTGGACTATTTGGATTGGTTGGCCAAGCAAGAACTGAAACCCGGTAAGGATGGCAAGCCGTTCAAGAACGACATCATCCGAAACGAGATCATTCGTGAAATCTTACTAGAAGCAGATGCAGTTAAAAACGAGAATAATGATGACCAAATTCCTTTCTGACGCAACGCAAACTATTGGCTCACAGATGTTGGGCGAAATCCCAAATATCTTGCGGGAGAACTTTGCAAAGGTAGGCGAGTTGGAACGCAATCGTTGTGCAGAATTAGTTCAACAGATTGCCGATTCCACGGAAGATCAAGTCATTAAGGATGTTTTGAACGATGTAGTCCTAGCGATAAGGAGGCTCCAAAATGTCCGTTATTGAAATTAATGTGCCTATAACCAAATGGTCAATGCTTGTTTGGAAAAATACAAAGGAGTTGCCAAAAGAAAATGAAAGAGTTCTTATGGATATTGATGGTGAGGTGCTTGGCGGTCGTTTCGTTTCTGGTCAGTTTGTTACTAAAAGCTGGACTGAAAGTGAAACAAATGTTCGGATGTGGGCGGCTTGGCCTAAAGCACCCAAATGGTAAGTTTCCTTTTATATACCGCCAAGAGTTTGTGGGAGGTGTTCATTATGGGCATTGGCTTATTTGCCGCCTTTCTCACAACATTATTCTTGGCCGAGATATTATTGGATTTGGTAAAAGACTTAATCGAAAGGATTAAAAAAATTAAATGAGTGTTAAGCGTCTATTGTTGGTGGACGAGTTCCACCGGGTTGTAAGCAAAAGGTTGAAGGAATTGTTTAAGGACTTCGACCACGCAAAGCGGGAAAACTACAAGGACATTGTGAATCATTTGGACTATTCTCATCGTATCACCAAAGAACTATTGGAACGAGCAAAGAAATATCAGAAGCGAGACCTTGAGGCCAAGAAGAAATGAAGTTGCCGTGGATTAAGTTCTGGGTCAATTCTTGGCTTTCAGATGAATCTGTTCGCTCCTGTTCTTTAGAGGCAAGAGGTCTTTGGATTGATATGTTGGCACTCATGGCAAAGTCTGAAATTCACGGACATTTATTGATTGGAGGTAAGCCAGCAAGAGCCGAACAATTAGCAAGAATTGTTGGGCTATCCCCGGAACGCACTATGCAACTGATGGACGAACTACACGCATCTGGTGTGTTCTCTTTCGACAAAGAGACCATTATTTCACGCAGAATGGTGAAGGATGAGAGAGTTCGCAAGTCTGGATCTGAAAGGCAGTTGCGATTCCGTAACGCTAATGTAACGCAAGTGAAACGGATTTGTAACACGAATGAAACGGAGCAGAGGATAGAGGTAAGAGGTAAGAGGATAGATAATACACATACAAGGGCTGATCGCCCTATGCGTGTGGAATGGATTGCTTATGCGAAAGAGATTGGGTGGACGGGTGCAGATGTTGAGGGAGCTTTTGATTACTACGAATCGAACGGATGGAAGGTCGGAGGCAAAGCCTCGGTCAAAGATTGGAAAGCGTGTGCCAGAAATTGTCAGCGAAGAAACCAAATCAAGCCAACGAAAGGAAACCAACCAATGAAGAAAATAGTCAGTCAATGCGAGAGCCTACCCACCTATAAGGTGATGGGCTTTGCCACACGAGAAGCGTGGGTAAAAGCGGGTTGTCCATGAGAGAAATTCTAGACCTACCATTCGCCGCACTCGTTTACCGGGTAAAGGTGCTTGAGGAAAAACTCGTAGATCAAGCCAACCAGATAACCACACTAGCCAGCCAAATAGCACAAAATCGCACGGAAATGGCCTTAAAAGAGGCCAAAGAGGTCGAGGAAGGCATAACTACCATGTTGCAGATTCCAAAGGATTTAATGCCCACTATTGGCAAATATAGGGCAAGGAAGAACCGATCTTATGAAATCGTTAAGAAGCGTTGGGCTTTATGGAAGGTGCAATTTGAGTCTGGCCTTTCCCAAAACCAGATTGCAAAGGCTTGGGGTTGCGATCACGCAAGCGTTTCATACGCAAAGAAGCGAAACTTTGAGCCGAGGATTACAAGAGGACGGCCACTCGTTGAGTTCCCGGTTAATCCAAGGACGGCGGCACAATCCAAAAAAAGGATGGGCTTAATATGATTGCGATTCACCAAGCAGACCAGTTCGAGTTGCCCTTTATGCGAACCACTCACCCGGTAAAGATCGAGGGCAACGAACAGAATGCTAGAATCCTAGCTCACTTGCAGGGAGGTCGAACTCTCACGGCTCTGGAAGCCTTGGAATGGTTCAAGTGCTTTCGCTTGGCTAGTCGCATCCACGATATTAAAAAAGCTGGATACGATGTGCAAAAGCGAATGATTAAGACGGCAAGTGGCAAGAGCGTTGCGGAATACTATCTGCAATCGAGCAACTTTTGACCTCATATTGCCTAAATAAATGAACGATATAAGTTCAAAAGCCGATGAACCAACGCACCTCGACTTATTTAGCGGAATCGGAGGATTTGCTCTTGCCGCTGGATGGGCTGGATTCAAAACCATTGGATTCTGCGACAACGAGCCATACGCACAAGCAGTCCTCAAAAAGCATTGGCCAGATGTGCCAATCCACGGAGACATCAAAACGCTCGATGGCACGGCATATCGAGGAATCACTATTCTCACAGGGGGTTTTCCTTGCCAGCCGTTCAGTAATGCCGGGAAGCGGAGAGGCAAGGAAGATGACCGCTATCTCTGGCCGGAGATGCTCCGAATTATACGAGAGGCAAGACCAAGTTGGGTCGTTGGTGAGAATGTTGTTGGAATCATCGGCTTGGCACTCGACCAAGTGCTTTCTGATTTGGAAAAAGAAAGTTACGAAGTCGAAGCGATCATTATTCCAGCTTGCGGTGTCGATGCCAACCATAGGAGGAACCGAGTCTGGATTGTCGCAAGAGCCAAATCTTTGGCCAACTCCAAGAACACCAAGCGGAGGGCCCGACAACTCGGCAAAACGCTTGCGACCATCTGGGCATCGGGGGACTACGAACTTGCAGGGAGCGGTAAGAATGTGGCCGACTCCAAAGGCGAACAAAGTTCATCCAACCATCACCGAGGAAAACAGAGAGAAGCTTGCGAATCGAAACAAAGCCAATCTGGAGGAAGTCATTGCTGGGAATTGCGGGAAGGCAACTGGGCAACTGAACCCAGCGTGGGTCGAGTGGTTAATGGGATACCCTATGGGATGGACAGACTTAAAGGACTCGGAAATGCCATCGTCCCGCAAGTCGCATACCAAATCATCAAAGCAATAACAATGGTATGAACCAGTTTAAAACACATAGCCAGAAAGCCACGGCCATTCTTTCAGAGCGTTACCCCGGTAATGAGCTAAAGAAAATGTTTGGCGGTTCTAGGTCACAAGACAGCATCGACATATTAAGGGATGCGGTTCAAACCCTAATCCTAAACGGCATACCTACTTGCACGATTGCCGAGGCACTAAAGAAAAAGCAGGGAACAATTCAGTATCACGCACGATGGCTAGAATCACACGGAAAGATCGAGCGATACAACGCAAAAGGCCATTGGCGGCAAGCGGAGGTTATCAATGAAAATAAATAAGATGCGAAAAGAGAAGATTCAAAAAGAGATCGACAAGCTAAAGACTCCGATTGACAGATGTGATGGTAAAAGAACCAAAGGGGATGAGTCCCCATCAAGGCGATTCCAGCATTTGTCTGATCGTCTGCACTTCCTCACTATGAGAAAAGCCCTAACCATACTTGCCGTCATCCTTCTTGGGTCGAGCCACGCCGCAAACATCTACATCGAGGCACCAAAGCCACCAAAGAAAACCATCAAGGCCAGAATCACGGCCTATTGGCTTGGCGAGGACGATTATGGCTATAAAAGCTCAACCGGGAAGCGGCTGGTTTCTGGTCGTTCTTGTGCCGTTGATCCTAAAGTTATTCCTTATGGGACAACTCTCATTGTGGAGGGAAAGCCCTATCTTGCACACGACACAGGCACAGATGTAATTAAGCGCAAGGCATCTGGCAAATCAAGACTTCCGGTCATAGACCTATTCTATAAAACGGAGGCACAAGCTAGGCGAGAGCTTGCAAGGGTAGGCCATACGGCATTAGTTGAGGTTCAATGAAGCATCAAGGCCAAGACCCTGCGGATTCGATCTTGGCAAGCTACACGCCAGATATGGCGGAAGCTATTGATACCCTCGAAGATCGGGTGAAGGAACGGCTGGCCCAGATGAAAGCGATGAACCCGACCATAGACCTAAACCAGCTTGCAAAGCTAACGGCGGAGGTAGTCGAGCAAACCATCAAATGCGAGGGCGATTCCCAGATGTTACGCAACAAGCGTGATGATACATTGGACGAAGCACTTTTAGCCCTAGCCACCAACCGAAGCCCAGACAGCCTTACGGCTATTGCCAAGCGTTACATCAATCCAACCACCGGGAAGCCATATACTAGGGCGGCGATTTCCGCACGACTCTCCGAGCTTACCCAGAGAACCGGGCTAGTCCTACGAATCCAAAGGTCGGAAAGGGTGCGCCAGATTTACAAGGAAAGGGCGTTGAGGGTGCATAAAAAACGGCGTGAGGAGTGCCCAAAATGGAACAAGGATGCCTGGATTAAGGGCATCAAATCGAGGAAGGCCAAATGAGACAAGGCTCCAAAGTGGTCTGCATCAACGACCAGTTCCCAACGGACATACTGCCCTTTTATACCAACCTACCCATCAAAGACCGCACCTACATCGTGCGGGACTTGGGCATTGGGGTAGCATTAAACGGCGAACCAGGGGAGGTTGTGGTTTATTTAGAGAGCCTACCCAACCCCTGCTCAACGACCCCACCATTCCCAGAACGAGGCTTCAACGCTGAACGCTTTAGAGAGCTAGAACCACCCGCTGAAATCGAGGCCGAGGAATTGGCCGAGGCTACGGCATAACCAAGGAGACATCCCAAAATGAGTGAGAAACAGATCGGAATGGAGCTAAAGAAAACGGCGGCCTTGCTGGAAAAAGCCAAGGCACAAGCCGTGCAGACGATGGCAGAAACCATAAGCCTAGCGGCGGACTGCGGGGACATCCTACTTTCAGCCCGGAAAGAGGAGCTAGACATTGATGCCATCCTAGAGATAGCAGAAATAAACGGCGAGATGGGTAGGCGGCTGGAGCGGGTAGCCAAGGCACGACCCTCCCTACAAGCCCCTGCACCGGGTCAACTAAAGCAGTTGGCATTATGGGCTGGCATCCTACCAGACCCTATCGAAACCAGCACACAGAAGCCCGAACAAGCGTGGCATAATTACATCATCAAGGCTCGCCAATGGCTTGCACGCAAGAGCGTTAGCCAATGGACACCAGCCCAACGCACCCAGTTTATCGAGGAGGCACGACCCATAGTGGAGGCTTACCGGGAGGCGGGGGGGGACGAATGACACAAAAGGGACAGATGACTTACGCAAGATTACACGCCAGAAAAGTAAAAACACAAATGCGACTTACACAAGTCGAGTTGTTGTCTATAAGGCACTTACGCCTAAAATGCCACAATGCGTAAGTTCCCCACTATCAACAAGTTAGGAGGCTTCCAAAGCCAAAAACCCCTCCAAACAGGTTCCGAGGCGCATGGTTTTTGTGCGAGTTGATTCTAAAACCCTTATGTCAATAGACTTGTGTGCGTAAATTAAACAAGAAAGAAAAAGCCAAATGAAATATCCTTGCCTATTAACCAAAAAAATTTCTGAAATTTCCCCAGCAAAATATAACCCACGAAAAATTTCTGACGAAGCGATGGGACGGCTCACCAAGAGCCTTGCAGAGTTTGGAAATATCCAGCCGATCACTTGGAACGCTCGCACTGGGAATGTTGTAGGAGGCCATCAGCGTCTAAAAGTTTATCAAGCGATGGGAAAGACCGAGGTGGAGGTTTGGGCGGTCGATCTGGACGAACAAAAAGAGAAGGCGGCAAACATCGCACTCAATAAGCTGGCTGGCGAATTTGATCTACCAGCACTCAAGGACATACTACAAGACATTGATACTGGCGAAATTGACCTAGAAATTACTGGGTTCGGTATGGATGAAATTGCAGAAATGATGGAGGACGCACCGCCAGAAGTAACCGAGGACGAAGTGCCAGAAGTTCCAGTTGATGCGATTACAAAGCCGGGTGACTTGTGGCTACTTGGAGAACATAGAGTGCTTTGCGGAGATTCAACAAGCGAGGCAGATGTGTCTAGGCTTATGAATGGAGAAAAGGCAGATATGGTTTTCACCGATCCTCCTTATGGAGTTAATTATGATGGAGGGCACGCAACAGATAAGCGTAGGGAAAAACTTAAAAACGATAACTCCACGATAATCTACGATCACTCTGTTCCAAATATGTTTAGGCACTCGAAAGATGAGGCCGCACTATACTTATGGTTTGCCGCAACCAAGTCGCTTCAAGTCCTACAAGTCCTACAAGAAAATAATTATGTGATTCGCAGTTGGCTTATTTGGAATAAAAATCAAGCTCAATTCGGAGCTATTGGGGCACAATATAAACAGAAACACGAACCCTGCTTATATTGTTTCAAAAAAGGACAAAGCCCATATTGGAACGGCCCGAACAATGAGGTTTCTGTTTGGGACGAAAAGCGTTCAAGAATAAACGAGTTTCACCCGACACAAAAGCCAGTAGAGCTATCTGCAAGGGCATTAGCAAATTCTTGCCCAGCAAGCGGTCTGGTTCTCGATCTATTTTTGGGTTCTGGTTCAACTCTTATTGGTGCAGAACAAACTAAACGCAAATGCTACGGAATGGAAATCAGTCCAAACTACTGCGATGTTATTGTGAAGCGATGGGAAAACTTTACTGGCAAAAAGGCCACGCTTGCCAAATGAATGAGGACTATCCCTCCGCAGTAAAGTTATCCAATGATTACACAAAAAGAGCTTTGCGAAAAATGGGGAATGGACAGAGGCCAAATGTCCAGACTTGTGAAAAGAGGTATGCCCCTCACAAGCGAGGCAGATGCCCACAGATGGAGGCTTGCCAATCAAAAAAGGGTAAGCCGAGTTCAGCCAATTCTTCCCCCATCTTCGACCTTATCCGAGACATCCGAAAACTCGGACTCCGAGTCGTTAAAGTCGGAAAACTCGCTTGGCAGATTGATTCGGGCAAAGAGGGCGGAACTAGTTGCCTACTCGTTGGTGGCGAGAGCAAGCAGAGACGGAAACCCGGTTGCAATGAGGGCGGCGATTGCGGGATGGGGCGAAGCAAAGAAAAGAGCAAGCGAAGCAGAAATGGAACACGCTCAATACGAGGAGGCCACAAGAGCCGTCATCCGAATGGACGAAGTGCGGGAAGTGTTCGGTAAATGGCTTGGTTCAATTAGGAACTTAATGGACGCAATGCCAGCATCACTTTCGGCCAGAGCAAACCCAAGCGACCCGGAGTGTGCAAAGCAAGCCATTCAAGAGGGCATAGACCAAATCTTTGTGACGATTCAAAAGGCCGAGGGTGCTTTCAAATGAACGAAAGCGTTTTTCTTTTGCTTGCTGGATTATGGATTATCTGCATCCTTGGCTCGTTGCTGGATGATATTCTAAAATGAAAACAACAAAACCCACAAGAATAGCCTTGGCATACTGCCCTAGAACTAGCCATTCCACTCTTTATGTTCCGGGTAGTGGGCAACTCAAAAACTTTGAAGAAGAATATGGATTTGCTATGTGCGTAGGATGTTGCTCTAAAGAATACCCAAAGACTAGGCAGGGAGTCGGTAGATATTGGATGATTCACTTTCATCACGCAGTTGTGAGGGACAAGGTTGAACCAGTTGCACTTCACAAAACACTTATGCAGATACCAGAGTTTAGGGATTTATGTTCTCACGATGTTCCATTCTTCGATCAATGAAACGCACCCCACTTAAACGCAAAACTCCACTCAAGCGGAGTGGCAAGCTACGCCGAGTTTCTAAAAAGCGAAAAGGCCAGAACGAAGTCTATAAGGATGTGCGGGAAAAGTTTCTTGCAAATAACCCGGTCTGCCAAGTTTGTAGATGCAAGATGGCAAGCCAAGTGCATCATCGCCGAGGAAGATTTGGGGATAGGCTGAACGAGACCGAGTTTTTCTTGGCCGTGTGCTTTGATTGCCATCACGAAATTCATCAGAACCCACAATGGGCTTACGAGCGTGGATATATGGTTAAGAGATGAACCAGATTTTCGATGTTAAGCAATTTGCAAGATCAATCTTTGAGCCAAGGGAAAAACTTTCAATCCCAGAGTGGGCAGAAAAGAATCTAACCCTTTCGGCTAGGGTAACCAATATCCCCGGAGCGTATTCGACCAAGCTAACTCCTTATGTAAGAGAGCCGTTGGAGGCTTTTGGTGATGACTCGGTTCGCAGGGTTACGCTCGTATGGGGGGCACAAACATCAAAGACAACGACCATTTTAGCTGGCCTAGCTTATAGAATTGCAGAGCATCCTTGTCCCGCACTATGGGTTATGCCATCCGAGGCTTTGGCTAGGTCGTTCTCTGAAACTCGGTGGCTTCCGATGGTGGACGATTGCCCTGCATTGGCAAAAGAAAAGCCAGACAACACCGACAAGATCAAAATCCTAGAGCAACACTTCCGCAGAATGTCACTTTGGTTTGTGGGGTCGAACAGCCCTGCCAATCTTGCGTCTCGTTCTGTTTCATTGCTGATGCTCGATGAGGTGGACAAATATCCCGATGCGGGGTCGAGCAAGAGCGAAGCAGGGGCATTGCAGTTGGCAGAAGCCAGAGTTGCTACCTACCCAAATCACTTAATCATCGCCACATCTACGCCAACCACGGCTGATTCTACAATTTGGGCAGAATGGCAAAAAGGGGATATGCGTTTCTTTTTTGTGCCTTGCCCACATTGCAACCACAAACAGAAGCTAATCTGGGGGCAAGTAAAATGGGACGAGGCCGCCAAGATCAAGGAAGCAGTTTATGATTTTAAGCTAGTTAAATCATCGGCCTACTATGAGTGCGAGAACTGCAAAGGAAAGATTACGGACGGCCAAAAGACAGCGATGCTCCGGGGTGGAGAGTGGATTCCTACCAACCCCAAGGGAGAGCCAAACCGCCGAAGCTATCACCTTAACGGACTATATGCCCCTTGGGTTTCGTTTGGCTCCCTAGCGGTGAAGTTCCTTCAAGACAAGTATAGCGGAATCATCGGCCTACAAGACTTCGTGAACCGCATCCTTGCCGAACCTTGGCTAGAACACGAACAAGAGCGAATCGAGATCAAAGCGGGTGGTTACAATATGGGTATTGTTCACCAAGGCGAGAAAACCATTATGTCGGTCGATGTGCAAGAATCTGGTGGGTTCCACACTTGGGCTTTGGTTAGGGCTTATAATGGCGAAGGAAAGTCTCGGATGGTCTGGGCTGGTAGGCTTGAAACTTGGGGCGATGTGGCGGCGAAGGCTGATGAATTTGAAGTGGAACCTAGATGCGTTGTGATTGATACTGGCGATCAAACCCGCCTTTGCTACGAGTGGATTTGTAAGATGGGCTGGTTAGGTCTTGTGGGTTCGGACAAGGCCAGCTTCTCCGAGATCGTAGGACAGC